GATCAATCAAGGCGGAATGGCGCCTGCGGCCCGAGCCATGAAGAAAGGCGGCATGGTAACCAAGGGTGTTGATGGTATCGCCATGAAGGGCAAGACTCGGGCGAAGCGGAGTAAGTGATGGCTATCAGTCGCTCCCAAATGGGGAAGCAGTTGACAGGCGGCACTCAAAAAAAAAGAGGCATCCCCTCAACTGGTTCTGATGAAAGAGACGTTGAAGCGGTCCGGAGTTATCAAACGCGAATGGCACCTAATCGATCTTTCGTCGCAAAAATGAAGGAAGGCGGGAAAAGTCGTGTCAATGAAGCCGGTAATTATACCAAGCCCTCACTACGAAAGCGCTTATTTAACGAGATCAAAGCTGGCGGAAAAGGTGGAAAGCCGGGTCAGTGGAGTGCAAGAAAAGCACAGATGCTCGCTCAACGATACAAGAAATCAGGCGGCGGATACAAAGACTGATGGCGTTGAAAAAACCGCAGAAGTCACTCAAGTCTTGGACCAAGCAGAAGTGGCGCACCAAATCAGGCAAGCCTTCGACGCAAGGGTCAAAGGCCACTGGGGAGCGCTATCTGCCATCCAAGGCTATCCGTGCGCTCTCGTCCAAAGAATATGCCGCAACTACGCGCAAGAAGAGAGCCGACACGAAAAAGGGCAAACAGTTTTCATCACAGCCTAAGACGGTTGCGAAGAAAGTGAAACCACATAGGAAGAAGTAATGGCCGTTGTCACACCAGATTTGCCAGAGATATTTGAAGAAGCTTACGAAAGAGCTGGTCTTCAAATGCGTACTGGTTATGACCTCAAGACAGCCAGACGTTCACTGAACCTATTGACGCTTGAGTGGCAGAACAGAGGCTTGAACCTGTGGACGATCGAGCCCGGAACAATCGCTCTCTCCTCAGGCACGGCAACGTACACATTACCATCAGATACCATTGACTTGATCGAGATGTCTCTGCGTACTGGATCTGAAACAAATCAAGTTGACTCGAATGTTGAGCGTATCAGTGTCTCGACATATTCACAGCAAACAAACAAGAACACACAGGGTCGCCCAACGCAGGCGTTTGTTCGCCGTCTCGCGACCGAAACAACAGTGACGCTATGGCCCGTCCCAGACTCAACACAGAGCTACACACTGGCGTATTACAGGCTCAGAGGTATCGAGAGTATCTCTAGCGGAGTGACCGGCACAGCGGACGTTCCACCACGGTTCGTGCCATGCTTGGTTGCAGGGATGGCGTACTACATTGCAATGAAGAGACCTGAAGTGTCTGATCGAGTTGCACCCCTGAAGCAGGAGTATGAATTCCAGTTTCAGTTGGCGGCAGGCGAAGACCAAGAGTCCGCCTCATTACGATTCATTCCGTTTAGTACCTTCTATACCTCGGGGGTCTAATGCCACTTTACGCAAAAGGCAGTAAGGCGTTTGGATTCTGTGACAAGACAGGCTTCAGATACCCGTTGCACGAGCTAGTGTATGAATACAAAGATGGAACAAAGACAGGCTTCCGTGTCGGCAAGGATGTGTTTGATCCAGACCAACCGCAGAACTTTCTCGGTCGTGTCAAAATATTCGATCCACAGTCTTTGCTGAATCCAAGACCAGATCGTTTCATTGAAGGTGTTACTGTAAAGTATCCCGTATTAGATCAAGAAACTCTTGAACCCCTTGGTCCTCCGCCCGGATTAACGGCAATAGCAGGGACCGTAACAATCGTAATCAGCTAGGAGATTACCATGGCAGAAAGTAAACCGGGAATGTTCCGGAAGTCAGCACAGGCGGCCAAGGCGGCTAAGTCTGGAAGCTACAAGATCAAGTCAGGAGATACGTTATCTCAGATCGCAAAGTCACGCGGGACGACCGTGAAAAAGTTGATGGAGATGAATCCATCCATCAAGAATGCAAACCAAATTCGGGCGGGAGCAAGCATCAAGCTTCCACCCAAGACCGAAGTATCCAAGATGACGGGCTCAAAGAGCAGTCCTTATCGGGGGATGAGCTCGAAAGAGATCACCAGTGGTACAATGCGGAAGTCGGGTTCCAAGACTTCGGCGGCTAAGTCAGGCGCTAAGTCTGGCGGCGCGTCTAGTGCAAAACCAAAGGGCAGATTGCTTGATCGTTTTATGCCCGGTAAGGCAGAGTCACGCAAGAAAGCACGGGAAGAAATCCCAGTAGCGGCTAAGGCTGGCGGAGCTATGAAGAAGACTAAGGGCTATGCCAAAGGCGGCGCCATGAAGAAGACTAAAGGCTATGCCGCTGGCGGCAAGATGCCAATGGTTACAAAGAATGGCAAGAATGTCCCAGCATTTGCGGCAGACGGCAAAGGCAAGATGATGGGCGGCGGCATGGCTAAGAAGACCAAGGGCTACGCCAAGGGTGGCGCCATGAAGAAAACTAAAGGATACTCGCGTGGAGGAGTTGCTCGCGGCATGGGCGCGGCGACTAAAGGAGGACGTTTCACGCGAGGTGGCTAATGCCATATTTAGTATCCAATTGTCCCAGCTTCAAATGCTGGGTACGCAAGGAGTTCACTTGCAACCACATGCGCTATCAAGGGGAGTTTATCCACGCGATAGCGTTTGCGGTTAACACCATTCCAGATCGATCACTGAGCTTTCAAGTTGTCTTCACAGGCTGTGAGATCGATGACGAAGATTCTGCAATTGCAGAGAATGTGCATGGCGGCGCAATGTGGGCAAGGATGCCCATCCAAGCATTGGTCGCAGATATCCCGCTAGATGAGTGGCCTGATCGAATGGAAGATCACATTGCTCAGCCTTGGGATTGTATGTCCAGACATCACGAGACAGTGGTGTTCAATCGGGTGAGCTCAAGCCCTTGGCTGGCCAAGGTGAACCATGAGTTTTACGGAGCCCGATACATGTTTACAGTGGACTACACAGATCATGAGATAGCCGATTCACCGGATCAACACAAGCAGTCTCATGTCATGTACCTCACTGAGGGACCATGGGAAGGGAACATCGTTGCGTTGCCCAACAACAGGGTAAGGGCAACCAGTCCAGCGCTTTGGAGAACAGGGGAAGGCGCACCTGACTTTACACCAAGTCAGTACACGCATTCTGCAGAGGGTCATCCTAGCTATCTCGACCCCGAAATAACCTTCGATAATCTGTACATGGATAACGAATGAATTACTCAGAACTGAATCAGGCGATACAGGACTACACGGAGAACGACGAGACAACTTTTGTCTCTCAGATTCCTACGTTCGTCAGGCAGGCAGAAGAACGGATCAATCGAGCTGTACAGATCCCTGATCTTCGCAAGAATGTTACAGCGAATACAACTGCATCGAATCGGTTCCTAGCCCAGCCGTCAGATTTCTTGTCAGTGTTTTCGCTGTCTGTTGTGGACGGAAATGGGGATTACGAGTTTCTTCTGTCAAAGGATGTGAACTTTATTCGAGAGGCTTATCCATCTCAATCAACAGAAGGCAAGCCGCAGTATTATGGAATCTTTGATGACGGAAATTTTATTCTAGCTCCGACTCCTGATGACAACTATACGGTGCAGTTGCATTATTATTACGACCCAGCATCAATTGTAAGCACAGGTACAAGCTGGCTTGGCGACAATGCTGAGACGGCGTTGCTGTACGGATCATTGATTGAAGCCTACACCTTCATGAAGGGCGAAGCGGACTTGATTAATTTATACACAGCACGATACAACGAGGCAATTGCACAGTTGTTTAATCTTGGTGAGGGCCGCAATAGAATGGACAGTTACCGAGATGGAGAGCCGAGGGCCCGAGTTACATGAAGCACGAAAAATTAAAAGGCGCAAAAATCGCTATCGTCGCAATGGGCAGGTCTCAGTTAAATTTTGCTCTGTCCTTGGCGCACTCTGAGGAATATGACGAGATCTGGACCATTAATGCCACTGCCGGAATATACAAAACGGATCGCATGTTCATGATGGATCCCCCTGCGCGGTTTTTAGATGATGATGTTGCAGGAACTCAGACAGGCGTTGTTGCAAAAGTCATCTCTCAGGAGCAAGAGTTTCCTATTTACAGTTGCGTTGAGGACTCTCGATGCCCATCTGTTGAAAAGTATCCCATCTCGGAAGTAATCAAAGATACCGGTCTTTGTTACTTTAATAATACTGCGGCTTATGCACTGGGTTATGCAGTATACCAAGAGGTTCAAGATGTTTGCCTTTTTGGTCTAGACTTTTCTTACGCCAGTCAGGTTCATTACGCCGAGGCAGGCCGAGCATGCTGTGAATTTTGGTGCGGTATCATTACATCTAAGGGAATGACACTATCCGTTGCTCCAGAGTCTGGTTTTATGGACACCAATGTGCCTCCGGAGCAGAAGCTTTACGGCTATCATCGGTTAGAAAATCCTCCGCACGTATCGTTCGAGGAAGGGATGCTTAAAATTATCCCTTTGTCGGAAGTTCAATCACCACCGGAGCCAAGAGATGGCGTCGGTCTGTTGTATAAAGGCTAAATATGTTCGATGTAAAAGTAGGTGTGGCTGAAACTTTCACACCTCTTGTAAAAACTACCAACGGACGCGGGCACACTCCAGAGGAAGTAGCTGAGATGTGCGTGGAACGACTGATTAATGTGGGAGACAATGCTCATCCACTCATTCAGGCGCAAGCCCGCGCATTCAGGGAGCAGATGCTTGTGGTTGTCACCCAGTACATCAAGACGGGGATCAAACAAGATCGTGCTACAATATGTGCAGACCTCCGTAAAGCAGGTCAGCACGAACTTGCCGATCAACTGAGGAGAATATGATATGGCGTTTACTGGAAACTTTATGTGTACCTCTTTCAAAGGTGAACTCATGGAAGGTGTGCATAACTTTACCACTGGCGGAAATGCGTTTAAGTTAGCTTTGTATACAAACTCTGCTTCTTTTACTGCGGCTACAACCGCATACACCACAACTAACGAAGTGGGTGCATCTGGATCGTATTCTGCGGGTGGCGGTACGTTATCAAAGAAC